GTTCTCTTCGTTTCGTTAATAACTCTGGTATTACTACTGGACTTTCTGCCGCAACTGCAATCACTCCAGCATCTGTTACTGATTGGTATGAGTCACAAACTCTTGGATTAACTAACGCAACAATTTTCTGGAGATCTATTGCACCAAAACCAGTTTCAAATCAATATACACTTGAAAGAGATGGTTATGGTGATGGATTACACGTCGTAGTTGTTGATGATTTAGGAAAAATTACAGGAAATCAAGGCACAATTTTAGAGACACATTTAGGTCTTTCAAAATCACTTGATTCAGTATCTTCTGTAAATTCTCCTCAAAAGAATTGGTACGAACAATATATTGCAGATTTTTCTTCACAGATTTATGCTGGAGGAAATCCATCAAGTGCTGCTGATGCATTTCATGGAACAACTCCAAGAGCAACTGGTTTTACCACTTACTCTGGAAATGCTGCATCATTTACTCCTATTAGCATAGGCGATGGATTATGGGGACAAAATGCACAAGGAGTTACATTTGCTGCAATTGGAAATAAAACTTATACCTTAACAGGTGGTGTTAATTATTCTGCTGCTGGTGGAATGAAGGCAACTCTTGGTGATTTAATGACTTCTTACAATTTATTTTCAAACAAAGATGAAATTCAAGTTGATTATATAATCATGGGACCATCAATGGATGCATCTACAGATTCCCAAGCAAAAGCAGGATTCTTAGTATCTATTGCCAACCAAAGAAAAGATTGTGTTGCAACAATTGGTGCACATAAATCAGATTTAGTAGGTGTTACTAATACAACTACACAAACTACCAATTTAGTCAAATACTTTGGTTCAATTGCTTCATCATCGTATGCAATATTTGATAGTGGATACAAATACACCTATGATAGATTTAATAATAAATTTGTTTATATTCCATGCAATGCTGATGTTGCAGGATTAATGACGCGCACAAATCTTGTTGCATATCCTTGGTTCTCACCTGCAGGACAACAACGTGGAATTCTTAATAATGCGATTAAACTTGCATATAATCCAAATAAAGCACAAAGAGATCAACTTTATCCACAAAGAATAAACTCTATTATTACTCAACCAGGAATTGGTACTCTTCTCTTTGGAGACAAAACTGCTCTTGGATATGCATCTGCATTTGATAGAATTAACGTTCGTCGTTTGTTCCTTACAATTGAACAGGCACTTCAAAAAGCAGCAGAAGCACAACTCTTTGAATTGAACGATGAAATAACCAGAGCAAATTTTAAAAATATTGTTGAACCTTATCTTCGTGACGTTGAAGCAAAAAGAGGTCTTTATGGTTTCTTAGTTGTTTGTGACAAAACAAACAACACTCCCGATGTTATTGATAACAATGAATTTAGAGCTGATATTTTCCTAAAACCAGCTAAGTCCATCAATTATGTAACTTTAACCTTTGTTGCAACTCGCACTGGAGTGAGTTTTGAAGAAGTTGCAGGTACTGTTTAATTATTATTAAAATAAATAACAAAAAGAGGTAACTAATCGTGGCAAGACTTAAAACAATTTCACAATTTAAGAGTCAACTGAGTGGTGGTGGTGCTCGCCCTAATTTATTCGAAGTTGAATTAACAACTTTCCCAGCTGGGATTAGTTGGGATTCTGACAATTTCAAGTATATGTGTAAAGCAGCAAATCTCCCAGCATCTACTATTGCATCTATTGATGTCCCATTTAGAGGAAGAACATTTAAAGTTGCTGGAGATAGAACTATTGATGTTTGGACAGTTACAGTTATTAATGATGAAGATTTCAAACTCAGAAGAGCATTTGAATCTTGGAGCGAGCATATTGCAAAACTTGATAACAACCTTGGAGCAACAAATCCAAACTCTTATATGAGTAATGCGACTGTTTATCAACTTGGAAGAGGTGCTACTGCCAATAGCACAACAAATACTGGTTCTGATAGTGCTATTTTAGCATCTTACAAATTTGTTGATATTTTTCCAACATCAGTTTCAAATATTGATTTATCTTATGATAGTGGTGATACAATTGAAGAATTCACCGTAGAATTCCAAGTTCAAACTTATGAAATCATTTCTGGAGCAACCGCAGCAAAGGCTTAATAAATAGTAAGAATACAAATTAATTAAATTATGGCAAAATTATTTGGTTTTTCTATTGAAGATCAAGAACCAATATCACCATCCGTAGTATCACCAGTTCCTCCTAATAGTGAAGACGGATCTGATCATTTTGTAAGTAGTGGATTTTTTGGTTCTTATGTAGATATAGAAGGTGTTTATAGAACTGAATTTGATTTAATAAAAAGATATCGTGAGATGGCACTTCACCCAGAATGTGATAGTGCCATCGAAGATATTGTAAGTGAGGCAATTGTATCTGACACAAACGACAGTCCAGTAGAGATTGAACTTTCAAACTTAAATGCCAGTGATGGTATTAAAAAAAGAATTAGAGAAGAGTTTAAAAATATTCTTGATTTATTAGATTTTGATAGAAAATCTCACGAAATTTATAGAAATTGGTATATTGATGGAAGACTATACTATCACAAAGTAATTGATTTCAAAAAACCAGAAGAAGGAATTAAAGAGTTGAGATATATTGACGCAATGAAAATGCGTTATATAAGACAACAAAAAAAGACAACTGATGCTGATAAGAGATTTAGATTAGCAAATGTGAATAGAAGTAATCAAAATCCAATGGAATATGAATTTCCTGAGATAGAGGAGTATTTCATTTACAATCCAAAGATGACATATCCCACAGGAAATGCATCTGCATTGGGTGGAGAGGCAGGGATTAAGATGACCAAGGATTCTATTACCTATTGCACCTCAGGACTTGTAGACCGCAATAAAGGGTCAACCTTATCATATCTTCATAAGGCAATTAAATCTCTCAATCAACTTCGTATGATTGAAGATTCTTTGGTAATTTACAGACTTTCAAGAGCACCAGAAAGAAGAGTATTTTATATTGATGTTGGTAATCTACCTAAAGTAAAGGCAGAACAATATCTTCGTGATGTGATGATGAGATATCGTAATAAACTTGTATATGATGCGAATACAGGTGAAATTCGTGATGATAAAAAAATGATGTCTATGATGGAAGATTTCTGGTTACCACGAAGAGAAGGTGGTAGAGGAACTGAAATTACAACTCTTCCTGGTGGGCAAAATCTTGGTGAAATCACAGATATTGAATATTTTAAGAAAAAACTTTATCGTTCATTAAATGTACCACCATCAAGAATGGATGGAGAAGGTGGATTTAACCTTGGACGTTCTTCAGAAATTCTTCGTGATGAAGTTAAGTTCAGTAAGTTTGTTGGTAGATTGAGAAAAAGATTTTCATATATGTTCAATGATATGTTGAAAACTCAATTAATTCTTAAAAATATCATTACCCCAGAAGACTGGGAGACAATGGATGAGCACATACAATACGATTTCTTATATGATAATCACTTTGCGGAACTTAAAGACGCAGAATTACTTAATGAAAGATTGAATATGGTACAAGTTGCCGAACCTTATATTGGTAAATATTTTTCACAAGATTATGTAAGGCGTAAAATCCTTCGTCAAACAGATATTGAAATTATTGAGCAAGATACAATGATTAAAAAGGAAATCCAAAAAGGTATTATTCCAGACCCAAGTCAACCAATAGATCCACAAACAGGACTTCCATTAGATCAAACATCTCAAATGGATCTAGGTCAACCAGTTATGGAACCTAATACTGATAAACAAGGTGATGCTACTGTTGCGGATGGTAAAATTGCAGAGATGCCCAAGGGAGGAGAGATATAAATATAAATAAACAAGCAATTAATTGGTCACAAATATGGATGAACTGATGGATATGATTATTAGTGATGAATCTCCTTCACAAATCAGCGATAAAATCAAAGATTTGCTTTTCGCAAAATCCACAGAAAGATTGGATACATTTCGTCCGATGGTAGCATCTTCGGTTTTTGGTGAAGGAGAAAGTGAAGATGAT